CTACGGGTTCCGGCCCTCTTTCAATATCTGTTAATCTCCATACCCTTTACGGGTATGGGAACAGATGTAATATACTAAAAGAAAACTAATGATTATATGATGGAGATAGAAAACATTGTCAAGAGTACATGCAAGTGAAAGAAAAGAATCAAAATTTGAAGTCATTGCACATTTCTACAAACTAAGAAAAGAAATTACAAATCTAACTCTACATAATTTTTCATATGATTACAATAAATCATTGAATAGATTGATTCGCGTATTTCATTGTGAAACTTGGGACGATGTTACGAACTTATCACCGCAAGAGCAAGCAAGAATAAGAGGATATGTTGAAAAACATCAAGGTCTTGAAAATTGGTATCTTGAGGATGAAAGGTATGCAATAATTCATATCTTAAGAGAAATTGGTTCTCACATCACATCGGCTAACAATATTTTTCCTTATTATAAGGAAGAGTTAATTGAGCGGAGATTATATCAAGACCGAGCAATTGCTGCTTGTAATAATCTATTACAGGAATTACAATATGTTATTGACATAATTCCTGTTAATGTAAATGCTTATACTGGTATTGCAACAATGATTGAGCACGAAATAAAATTGCTCAAAGGTTGGAGAACAAGTGACAATCGTGTTTATAAGCATTTGATAGATGGGTAAGCTCTAAAGCTTTGCTGTACTACTTCGCCTACGTGAACACGAACAACGGTAATGCGAACTACAACAACGCCAACAACGACAACAACTACGGGTTCCGGCCCTATTTCTATTACATAACTAGGATGTTCCTATCATCAATAGGACGTTATTGCATAGAAAGGAGAGCTTGTCCAACTGATGAAATATTCAGTGAACGAGTATTGCGACACAGCTTCTTACGAGAATAGTTGTTATAAGCGCAATCTGGTGACAACACCAAATATTACAGATGCAAATCTCATATATCAAGCATTCCTTGATTCAAAAAAGCCAGTACCTTGGAAATATGACACACAATCATATCAAACAAAGTACTTATCTGAGATTGCAAAATTACAAAATGAAATAAAAACAAGAACTTATGAGTTTCTTCCGAGTAACGAATTCACTATAAATGAACGTGGTAAGACCCGTAGAATTACCGCCGATAAGATGCATGAAAAAGTAATGAAACATCTTATATGTGACAATGTACTTACACCTGCAATTAAAAAATTCTTAATACATGATAATGGTTCAGTTATCAAAGGTAAAGGAATTTCTTTTACTCGGAAACGATTACAAACTCATATTAGAAAATTCTATAATAGGAATCAATCAAATGATGGCTACATTTTATTGATGGACTTTTCTAAATATTTTGATAACATACAACATAAAAGAATATATGACCTTATCTGTGAATATGTAAGAGATGAAGATACATTGTATCTTGTTGACAGAACTCTTGATAGATATAAAGTTGATGTGTCATATATGACTGATTCTGAATATGAATGTTGTATGGAAACAATTTTCGATTATCTTGCTTATCAACAAATTGACAGAAGTGTTCTAACTGGCGACAAATTCATGCATAAACGATTGAACATTGGGGACCAGATATCTCAAATACTTGGAATATCTTATCTAATTCAATTTGATAATTTTGTTAAGATTGTTAATGGAATTGAATTTTATGGTAGATATATGGATGATTGTTATATAATACATCGAGATAAGAAGTATCTAGAGGATTTACTTCAACAGCTTGTTGTGAAAGCTAATGAATGTGGTATCCATATCAATCTGAATAAAACAAAAATTTGTAAACTTAGTGACCGCTGGAAATTTTGTCAATTGAAATATACAGTAACTAACAGTGGCAAGATTATTAAATATATGAATCATGATAAGATTCACAGTGTTAGAATAAGACTTAAAAAGTTATCAAAAATATTGAATGCTAAAGAATTTAGAGACCAATTTTATTCATGGTTTACAGCATACAAAAAATTGATGACAAACAAGCAACGATTAAATATATTACAGTTATATAAAACTTTAAGTAAGGAGATAAAGTATGTACACAATCAAACTTGCTAATGGAACTGTTCTTGAAAATCTTGAACTAAATGGTAACAATTACATTTCTGATACAATCTTAGAAGACAGTGTATTTGAAGAGGGACTGAGTGAAGTTGTTATTACAAATGACAAAGGTCACTCAATGACTTATAAAGATGTAATTCTTGTTCATAATGAAGTAGAAGATAACAAATCTTGGTTTGTTATTAGACCCAAAACTAAACAAGAAAAAGTTCTTGAATCTATAAATAATGCAATCAATTCTAGTGACAGTAATATTACTGACATTCAGCTTGCTCTTGCAGAAATTTATGAACTAATCGCACAATAAAGTAAAGGAGTATTTATCAATGGTAAAAATTTATGTTGCATTAATCAACAAAGGATTAAAAACAATTGACGATGTTCCTGAAGCTTTGAAAGCTGCAGTTAAAGCTGCTCTTAAATAATAAGGAATATTTTACTTGTAATCCCGTGGCACTTAGGCGCTGCGGGATTTAATTGTATAAGATAATATAAATATACTAGTTTGGAGGATTAAGCAAGCAATGCTTGATAATCAATTGAATTATAAAGAGCTTGAAGGATTATCTGATGCGGAAAAGCAAGCAGTGCTAAAAATTCTTCAAGAATATTCAGATAATGGCAGCTCAGATACTTACAATGATATATTGTATTCAGATTATGATGAAATTCCTGTTAGCATTGATGAATTTTTACATAATCCTGTTTATCTTGGAAAAGGGTTGATAAATGAGGAAGGAAAATTCACTGTTTATCCATACTGGGTAGACACATTAAAGAAAATATTTCCTGACCCTTTACAACCGTCAAAATACAATACACTAGCTCTAACAGGTGCTATTGGTCTTGGTAAGTCATTTGAAGCTGTTTTATGTTGTTTATACGAACTATATAGAATGTTATGCTTAAAAGACCCATATCTATATTATGGGTTACAGCCAATTGATAAAATAACGTTCGCACTAATGAATATTACACTAGATGCAGCGCAAGGTGTTGCTTGGGATAAATTGCAACAGCTTGTGCAATCATCAGAATGGTTTATGAATCACGGAACAGTTTCAAAAGGAATGAATCCTGTTTGGAAACCTGAAAAGAAGATTGAACTTATTTGTGGTTCGCAGAGTAGACATATCATTGGTCGTGCTGTGTTCTTTGCATTTTTTGACGAAGTTTCATTTCAGCCAAATATGGATGTAGGTAAACAAAAAGAAAAAGCAAAAAACCTTGTTAATACAGCAGCTGCTCGTATGCAATCTCGTTTCATGAAGGGTGAATATAATCCAACATTGTTAGTTCTTGCTTCTTCAAAAAGAACTGAACAGTCATATATGGAAACATTCATTCAAGGTAAGAAGCAAAGAGAAAGTAAAACAACTTATATTGTGGATGAACCACAGTGGGTAATCAGAACTGATAAAGACAGTGAGCGTAAATTTAAAGTTGCAGTTGGTTCAAAATATCTTTCTTCAGAAGTATTACCGTTAGAATTAACCGATGCTGAATTAGATGCAGTTCGAAATAGAGGATATCAAATCATTGATGTCCCTATGGGATATTATGAAAACTTTATTGAAGATATTGACATTGCGTTAACGGATATTGCAGGTATTTCAACTACAAGTTCAAACAGATATATTTCCGGTCCGAGACTTGCAGCAATAGAAAAAACAACATATCAAAATGCTTTTACAAAAGAAATCATTGAAGTGGGTAATGCTACAGATGATAAAGCACAATATTCTGATTTCTTTGATGTATCAAGAATACCGCAAGAAGTAAAAAGTAAGCCTTTATATGTTCACTTAGATATGTCTATAAATGGAGACAAAACAGGTATTGGCGGAGTATTTGTTATAGGTAAAAAACAACCAACACCAGAACAACCTGTATCAAAAGATTTGTTACTTAGAGCAGGATTTAATGTTTCTGTAAAAGCACCTAAAGGATATCAAGTATCTTTTGAAAAGAATAGACAATTTATCCGTTGGTTAAAACAACAAGGATTTAATATAAAAGGTGTATCAAGCGATACATTCCAATCTGCTGATTTTCAACAGATATTAAAAGCAGAAAAATTTAATGCTGAAATCATTTCAGTTGACCGTGTGGATTCCGACCATATATGTAAACCTTATCAGTATTTAAGAAATGCTATATACGAAGAAAGATTTGAATGCTATGCAACAACTTTACTAAAGGAAGAGTTGATTGGTCTCGAAAGAGATAATAACAGTGGTAAAATTGACCATAGTACCAGTGGCATAAATAGTAAAGATAGTGCTGACGCAATTTGTGGTGCTGCTTGGAATGCGGCTCAACATGCAGAAGAGTTAAGTATTGATTTTGTTGAAGATATTGATACAACGCTTAATGTAAGTAATGCGCAAGGCACACCTGAAGTTGCACAAATAACTGTTGATTTTGAAAATGAATTAAAAAATGTGTTTAGTGGTATCGCTAAGAAAAATGAAAGTACAAGTGATGCTGCAAAACAACTTGATTTTGGATTTGGTCCTGCTACTCCAATGCTTGGTGAATATGTTTCACAAGGCATTATGGTGTGGTAAGAATTGTATATATATAATATATGAATATAACTAGGGGGATAGATAATGCCTGATATTACAAAAGACGATAGTGTATTTGTTAATGATGATTCTCAGTATAACAGACCTATAAAAACTATCGTTGCTCCTGAAAGAAAAAATGATATTGACTTAGATAATACTTTGTACAGCAATATCATTGAAGCAGGTATGTCTTCTCAACTCGATATAACTGCACTAAATACATTAAATCAAAAAGCAGAAAATCGTAATCAGATGTATAATGTTTTTGATGTTATGTGTGAAGATGGTTCAATCAGTGCTGTTGTTGAAACTTATGCAGAAGATGCTACTGAAAGAAATGACCAAGGTAATATTGTTTGGGTAGAAGCTCCTGATGATAAGATTGGTCAGATGGTTGAGTATCTATTAGATACTTTAAATGTAAATAAAAATATTTATAAATGGTGCTATAGTTTATGTAAATATGGTGACCTATATCTTCGTTTGTATCGTGATTCTGAATACAATGATACTATCTTATTTGATAAAGAAGAGCCTGATAAAAAACAACTTAATGAAGATATAAAAATAAAAGCGTACAAAAATTCTGATAATTACGCTCATTATATGGAAATGATTGCAAATCCTGCTGAGATGTTTGAGCTCACAAGGTTTGGTAAAACTGTTGGATATGTTCAAGCGCCTGTAACAAATACAGTTGCAAAAAATGATAATACAACATATAACACTTTTACATTCCAGTATAAATTTAAAAAACAAGATGTTAACTTATATCCTCCTACTGAATTCGTTCATGCTGCATTAGAGGATAACATAAGTAGAGAAGAAGAAACTGTTAATATCTTTCTCACAGATAATGATTTTGAAACTGAAGAAAATGCTTACACATATAAAGTGCGTAAAGGACAATCTTTGCTATCAAATGTTTATAGCATCTGGCGTCAGTTACAATTACTTGAAAATTCTGTTCTACTCAATCGTATAACAAAATCATCAATTGTTAGACTTATCAATGTTGAAGTTGGTGATATGCCAAAAGAAAATGTTACTAAAACTTTACTCGGTATCAAACAGATGGTTGAACAGAAAAGTGCGTTGAAAGTTGGAAGCTCTTTAACTGAGTATACTAACCCCGGACCTGTTGAAAACAATGTTTATGTTCCAACACACGAAGGTGTTGGTGCAATTTCAACAACTCAGATTGGGGGAGATGTTGATGTTAAATCATTAGCTGACCTTGATTACTATATGAATAAATTATATGGACAGTTAAGGGTACCTAAACAATATTTTTCACAGACTGATGATTCAACAGGATTCAATGGTGGCACATCATTATCAATCATTTCTAGCAGATATGCTAAAATGATAAAAAGAATCCAGAATACACTAATACAAGCAATTACCGATGCAATCAATCTTATGCTTCTTGATAAAGGGCTTGACAGTTATGTAAATGAATTCACAATTCATATGCTGCCTCCAACTACACAAGAAGAAATCGATAGAAGAGATAACTTAAGTAGTAAAGTTCAGCTAACATCAGATATCATGAATATGTTATCTGATATTGAAGATGTCTCTGCAAGACTTAAGATTATGAAATCTTTACTTGCAAATGTTATTGATGATAATGATATTATACAAGTGCTACAAGAACAAATTGACGCTTTAGAAAATGAGTTACCTCCTGAAGACATTCCTGTAGAAACAGAGGTGAGTGAAACACTTGCAGCAGGAGGAGAAATTTCTGATTTCAATGACACCTTTGGTGGTGATTTGAGTGGGGAAGCAGAAACTGGAGAGGAATCATCGAGTGAAGATGT